TGCTCAACAAAATGTCAGAAACAATTATCAAGGCTAGTCAAAAGCAAATCGATCCACCATTGATGGTTCCAGACGATGGTTTTCTAGGCACAGTACGTACCTCTCCAGGTGCATTGAATTTTTACAGATCAGGAACACGAGATAGACTAGAGCCGCTGCAAATCGGGGCCAACAATCCACTAGGGCTAAACATGGAAGAGCAAAGGCGTAACGCAATACGTCAAGCATTCTATGTAGATCAGCTGTTACTGGGTCAGGGTCAGAACATGACAGCGACAGAAGTGTTGCAGAGGAACGAAGAAAAGATGAGGTTGCTTGGCCCTGTTCTAGGACGGATGCAAGCAGAATTGCTCCAACCTCTTATATCACGTTCTTTTGCATTGCTTCTCAGGTCTGGTTTCCTCCCTCCAGCTCCTGAGGAGCTTCAAGGTCAGGATATAGATATTGAATACGTCAGCCCCCTAGCGAAAGCGCAAAAGCTTACAGATCTACAAGCGATGCTCCGTGGATTTGAGATATTGTTGCAAGTCAGCCAGGTAGCACCAGTAACCGATTATCTAGATCCAGATAAAATGGTGCAGTATCTCGTTGAGACAGCTGGACTGCCAGCAAGAATAATACGCGGTAATGATGAGGTCGCGCAGCTGAGAGAACAACAGGCAGAGGCGGCACAACAGCAACAAGCAATGCAAGAACAAATGCAATCCGCTGAAGCTGCAAACAAGATAGCGCCATTCATTAAGGCCGCTGGAACAGTACCGCTAGAATGAAGGTAGAAGATTTAAAGCTTGCATATCGTAGAGTGTTTAACACTGACGATGGCGAGATCGTACTAAGTGACCTCAAGGCTAGGTTCGGTTTTGAGATAACCACCCATTCGGACAATCCATATAATTCTGCATTTAATGAAGGTCAGCGAGCAACTGTGTTGCTGATTGTCCGTATGCTGACCGAAGAAAAGGAACCACCACAATGAGCGAAGAGGCAACCCAAGACGCTGGATCTCAAGAAGTCGCAACGCAAGCTGTAGCAGAAAGCGCAGCTCCAGTTAATTTTTTAGATAGCCTACCAGAAGATTTGCGAGGTAATCCAAGTCTAAGAAACTTTACAGATGCTGGCTCCCTGGCAAAGTCATATGTACATGCGCGGTCGATGATTGGCGCTGATAACATAGGACGCCCACAAGAAAGCTGGACGGATGAGCAATGGACAAACTTTTATGCCGAAACAGGGCGTCCACAAGACACCGCTGCATATGTTGCAGATTTTGATAATATACTAAGTGAAGATCAAGCAAACGGTTTTAGACAAGCAGTATTTGAGGCTGGTCTATCTCCAAAGCAATTTGATAAGATTGCAGCGTATTTTGTAAATGAAAATGCTTCTATGGAGCAAGAAAGCGAAACAAGATCACAAGCAGCCTTTGATGAAGGTGTTGCAAGCCTACGCCAAGAGTGGGGTCAAGGCACTGAGCAACGCATTAAGCTCGCGCAAAACGCAGCCAATACTTTATTAGGCGGCATAGAAAACAACCAGTTTTTTACGGAAACAATGGCAGATGGTCGACAAATCGGTGATCATCCAGAAATAATTAAAATGTTTGCAGCACTTGGTGAGCAAATGGGCGAAGATAACCTGGTAGGGGAAACGTCAGAGCTCATAATGACACCAGAGCAAGCACGACAAGAACTAAAAGAGCTGATGCGTCCAGGTACGCCCTATACGGACGGTGGACACCCCGAACACGATGCTTATGTACGAAAAGTCGAGGATCTTTTCAAAGCATCATCGTAACGTAGACAACCGATAGGCCTACGCAGCAAGCATGTGTGACATGCAGACTGACTGCCTCAAGCAGTAAGCACGGCCTCGCAAGAGATAACCAAGCGCAGCAACCCAAAATCTAAAATTGAAACACAACTGTAAAGGAGAGACTTATGTCTACTCAAATCACTACAGCTTTTGTCAATCAGTTTTCCGCAAATATCCAAATGCTAAGTCAGCAAATGGGTTCGCTGCTGCGTGATGCAGTAGATGTGGAAAGTGTGAATGGCGAGAAAGCTTTTTTTGATCAAGTGGGATCAACAGCAGCGGTAAAGAAAACCAGCCGACATGCAGATACACCACTGGTTGAAACACCACATACTCGTAGAATGGTCACAATGTCAGACTATGAGTGGGCTGACCTAATCGACGATAACGATAAAGTGCGTTTGCTGATCGATCCAACCTCAACCTATGGCAAAGCTGCGGCTGCTGCGATGGGCAGGGCAATGGATGATGAGATCATCACTGCTGCACTTGGTACAGCGCAAACTGGCAAAGACGGTGGTACATCAACTGCACTACCAGCTGGTCAGAAAATCGCACATGGATCAGCTGGCTTAACAGTCGCAAAGCTTCTAAGTGCAAAAGAAACGTTGGATGCAGCATCTGTAGATCCATCGATTGCAAGAACCATTGTGGTTTCACCAAAGCAAGTATCTGATTTGTTGAATACGACAGAAATTAAATCATCTGATTTCAATACTGTTAAAGCACTGGCTCAAGGCGAAATTAACTCATTCATGGGTTTTAATTTCATTACAAGCAATCGACTAACCACAGATACAAACGGTAACCGCCAGGTTATTTGTTTTGCATCAGATGGTGTCAAAGTAGCGATGGGCAAAGAGCCTATGGCTAAGATTGATGAACGAGCCGACAAATCCTACGCAACGCAAGTTTACTACTGCCAGACCCTTGGTGCCACGCGCATGGAAGAGGTGAAGGTAGTCGAAATTGCTTGCACTGAATCTTAAAGGAGATTGAGAAATGGCAACAGTTTATTCGACACAACGAACTAACTCACGAGCAACACCAGCAGTGATGAACAAGGCAAATGAAATGGGCGGTCGTATCCGCGTAGCTCATGGTGTCTATGAAGCATCTTCACTCTCAGCTGGTGATGTAATTGAAATGTTCACAATGCCAGATGGCGCAAGATTGTTAGAAGGATCCCTGGCACATGATGCTTTGGGTTCTGGAACAACCTTGGCAGTTGGAACAGCAGCACACACAAATGCCGCTGGTACAGCCGTAAGCGCAGCAGCAGCAGCTTTTAAAGCAGCAGCTGCGTCAACATCAGCGCAAAAAGTAGATATTCTTGCTACTTTAGCTCTAGGTTCTGGAACAGAAACCGACACTGACGGTAATGGTGTCGTTGTTACAGTTACTTTGGCTGGCGGTGCTGGCACTGGTACAATCGAAGTAACCATTAAATACGTGGTTGATTAATTAAGAGGGGCGCGAAAGCGCCCTTCTTTTCTTATGGGATATTGAAATGACTTCTACGGTTGATATTGCAAACTATGCGTTGAATTCGCTAGGCGCTAATAACATTAGTGCGTTTGATGAAAACAGTAAGCCAGCGCGATTGGTCAACCAAAGATATAATTCAGTTCGTGATATGGTGTTTCGACAGCATCCCTGGAACTGTTTGGTCAAGCGTATAGAGCTACCGCGAGAAAGCGATACACCAGATTATGGCTATACATATCAATTTACATTGCCGACAGATCCGTTCTGTCTGCGTGTTCTAGAATTCTCAAACGGTACACTAACCTATCCGTATGACAATATGACAAGCAACTCTGGGCAACCAGCCTTTGTCATCGAGGATCGTAAGCTTATAACAGATGAAGCAATCGCAAAAATAAGATACATAGGGCGTGTGACGGATCCGCAAAAATATGATGCTGGCCTCATTGAATCACTTGCTGCAGCCCTGGCATTTGAGCTGGCCTACGCAATCACTGGATCAAATACCGTCAAGCAGATTATGGCAGCTGAATACAGCGATAAATTAAAAAATGCTAAGTTTGTTGATGCGACTGAAGGAGCGCCTCAAAAAATCGAGGCAAGCGACTTTCTACAAGCGAGATTGTAAATGGCGCGATCTGCACCAGCTCTATCCACCTTCACAGCTGGGGAAATATCTCCACGCCTTGAGGGTCGTGTTACCATTGAGAAATACCGTGAGGGGTTGGCAAACCTAACCAATATGATTGTCCAACCTCATGGCGGTGTAACTAGAAGACCTGGCACACAGTTTTTAGGTGAGGTCAAAGCCAGTGCAAACGTCACCAGGCTCATACCGTTTCAGTTCAAAACGTCTGATACTTATGCGCTTGAGTTTGGCGAACAGTACATGCGGATCTATCGCAACGGTCTGCAAATCCTCGTGGGAAGTGCCAAGGCTATCACTGCGATTACAAAAGCAAGTGCTGGCGTGTTTACAGCAAGCAATCATGGCTACAGTGATGGAGATGAAATAGCACTGGTGAATACGAGCGGTGGCATGACACAGCTGCAATCTCGTAACTATAAAATTGCAAATAAAACAACGAATACATTTGAGCTCACTGACTTGTTCGGTGTTGCACTAAATACAACAAATTTTAGCACATACAGCGGATCTGGTGTGGTTGTTGATAAGATATACGAGGTTGCAACGCCTTACACATCCGCGCAGATAAACA